AGTCTATCCGCACCAATTTGGTATGAAAAGTTTGATTATCCATTCTCAGCAAATGTTACAGGTCAGGCCCTGGTGTCAGGAAATTCACCTACTACAGAAACTGTAGATCTAGATTATCTTCCTGATGCTGGTAATCAACCTATACTTGCTCGTTTTACCACAGTATTCAGTGGTGATAGAACGGTATTTGCTGAATTCTCAGCTAACACGCTAGCAAGTTTAACCAGCACAGGCAGTTATAATCGACCAGGATCAGCTAATCTTGCTGTGGTTTCCGCATTTACTGCCGCAAGTTATGACTTTACCAAAGCCACGGTGAGCTTGTCATCAGCTGTGAGTCTAACGGCTATAGCAGATAGAATTCGATATGCCACTGTGGTGATCTCAAGTGCATTATCAGCTACACTTACAGCCAGTGATAGAAACACGGGCTCAGCTACATTAGCCAGTGCGTTTACCATATCAGCAGACCCAACTACCAATGTATTAGGTATAGTCTCAGCTGAATTAACAGCCAGCTTGTCAGCTCTAGCCTATGACTTTACCAAAGCACAGGCTACGATATCAGCTAATTTTACACTCGTGGCAGAAGGTAGATATGAAGAAAGAATCCGTGCCAACGCTGCAATTGCCAGCTCATTCACCACCAGTGTCACTGGTCGAGTTACTAGACATGGTATAAGCAATCTTAATTCCCAAGTCAGTGTTGCGATAGCTGATGGTCGGGCCCTACGTCGTGGTAATGTTGCAATGTCAGCATTTAACACAGTGCTTACAGCTGGTAAATTAATTGAATTCTACGCAGAAAATACCATCCAGGTAGCACAAGAATTAAGAGTATTACATGTATATGATGATGTAGAATCTAATGTATTATTGGTTCAAGATGATCGAGAGTTAAATAAGATATACACCAATGATGGGTTAGAAACAACTAAGATCTACCCAGAACAAGAAACAGGTGTGCTGTTAGCTCAGCATCGCCAACCAACTTTTTAGGAAATTGACTTATGGCTTTAACACAATCAGGTTTTAAGAAAGATGTAGTAGGCACTTACATACTTAAAGATCCAGGTGCTATCATTACCTACACCATAGACTGGGAAGATTGGCTCAGCACAGGTAGTCATGTCAGCACCAGCACATGGACCATCAGCACAGTCACAGGAGATGGTGCTAATGCTATGACTAAGGTCAGTGATGGCATCACCAATGGTCATAAACACACCTACATTGAAGTGCAGAAAGGCACCAATGGTAATACCTACGTGATTAAAAACACAGTGGTCACCACAGATGGCACTACAGATGTGCGTAGATTTAGAGTGCGTGTTGAGGACAGATATCTATAATGGATGAGATAAAAAGCAGTATAGACTACTTAGAGGACAAGGACTATGATACAGACTTGCCCTGTGTTGAACCTATACAAGAAGGCATAGCACCTAAGTGGGAATTCAAGCCACGTAGAAACCCTAAGTGGGGAGTAGTAGAACGGGCGGGGTTGGTTGTTGGGCGTGGTGCCAACAAGAAAGTGGTGCCACCTGATGAAGTCTATAAGTTAGCCAGCTTTGGCTGTGACCTACAGGAAATCAGTGATTGGTTTCAGATAAGTCGTGAAACACTCAAATATAACTTTCAAGACTATATCAACAAAGGCCGTAGTGAGCTTAACCAAAGACTTCGCCGTGCTATGATACAGAATGCTTGTAATAATAACAATGCCGCTGTTCAGATATTCTTAGCCAAAAACTTATTGAATATGTCAGACAACGGATTGACAAACGGTGACGGTAAAGAACCCCTCCCGTGGACGGATAACGATGGCACTGAGTAATGCACAGTCAGTAATTGCTAAAGACGAAAGGAGATTTAAGGTGGCCGTTTGCGGCCGCCGTTGAACGCTTTGGTAAAACTTTTTTAGCAATCCGACAATTGGCCAAGTATGCACGAGTCCCAAATAGTCGCTGTTGGTATATTGCACCAACCCGTGGACAGGGTAAAGGCATAGTATGGGAACAGTTAAAAGACAGGTTAGATAGTTTAAATTGGATTGCTAAGACTAATGAAAGTGATTTAACTATCACCTTGGTCAATGGCAGTGAGATAACCATTAAGTCTGCAGATGCAGGCGAACGTATGCGTGGATTTTCAGTAGATTTTTGCGTATTTGATGAGTTTGGAGATATGAGCGGAGATGTATGGACAGCAGTGCGTCCTACGCTAAGTGATAAAGAAGGACACGCTTTCTTTATTGGAACACCCAAAGGTGGGCGTAGCAGTTGGGCATATGACATATACAACAATGCCTTGACAAATGATGATTGGGCAAGTTTCACTTATACTACCTTAGATGGTGGTAGGGTCAGCGAAGAAGAAATAGAAAGTGCTAAAAAAGATTTAGATGCCAAGACATTCCAACAGGAGTATTTGGCAACCTGGGTTGATAGTGCTGGTAGAATATATTATAGCTTTGACAGGGCACACAATGTCCGCGAAGTTGATGATTTGAACACAGATGTTATATTCACTGGATGGGATTTTAATATTTCACCAATGAGTATAGTAATAGCTGTTAGACGAGGAGATGATTTATATGTCATTGACGAAATCAGAATGTATTCTTCTAACACCCAAGAAGCAGTGGAAGAAGTTCGTGCGAGATATCCAAGAAGCAAGATCTGGGCTTACCCTGATAGTGCGGCAAGACAACGCAAAACCTCTGCAGGAGGTAGCACGGATCTTATCCAATTGCAAAACGCAGGCTTCATAGTCAAATGCCTAAACAGCCATAATCCGGTGCGTGATAGGATTAATGCTGTGAATAGCAGACTATGTAGTGGAGATGGTCAAAGACATTTGTATATTAGTGCTAATTGCCGATATACTATAGAAGGATTAGAGCGTCAGACATACAAAGAGGGAACTAGTCAGCCTGACAAGGACAATGACTACAACCATATGATGGACGCATTGGGATATATGGTAGAATATATATTCCCAATCAGAAAAGATATAGGCCATGTGGTTCAACCAACCAGTTGGCGTCATGGATAAACTATAATAACAAGGAACCGTAGCAATGACAGATTACACCTTACAGAATGCTTATAATGAATTGGCCAGTGCCAATACCTTATATAACAATTACAAAGCCCGCTGGCAGTTCTTGCTAGAAAGCTATCTCGGAGGTGAAGAATACCGCACAGGTAAACACCTAACCATGTATAAAACTGAAACATCACAAGAATATGCACAGCGATTAGCCACAACACCTTTAGACAATAGTTGTCGTGCGATTGTCAGCACTTATACAAGTTTTTTATTCCGTGAAGAACCCGACAGAGAATATGCTAGCCTCAGTGATAATCTAAATCTCTTACCATTTCTTGAAGATGCTGACCTAGATGGAAGAACACTTGATGCTTTTATGAAAGATGTGGCCATATGGAGTGCAGTATTTGGACACTGCTGGATTATCGTAGCCAAACCACAGACCAATGCTCAAACACGTGCTGGTGAACTTGAGCAAGGTGTGCGTCCATATGTAAATGTATTGACACCTTTGGTAGTTACAGATTGGACCTGGCAACGTCAACCAAGTGGTGCTTATGAACTTAGCTATATTAAATATCTAGAAGAAGTCAATGACACATTCTCAACTGTTAAAGAATGGACTAAGGAAACTATTACTACTAGCCAATTAAACAATCAAAAACAAGAAATAGTTGATCAAACAGTAGAAGTTAATCAATTAGGTCGTATACCAGCAGTTATCTGCTATGCCGCACGCAGTCCAGTGCGTGGAATTGGTGCTAGTTTAATTACTGATATTTCAGATTTTCAGAAACAGATTTATAATTTAAACAGTGAAGTTGAACAAAGTATTAGATTATCAGGACATCCTACATTGGTTAAAACACCTGGCGTAGAAGCCAGTGCTGGTGCAGGCAGTATCGCACTCATGCCTGATGACATGGATCCAAATCTAAAACCATACTTGCTAAATGTGTCAACAGATATCAATCAGATCTATTCAGCAATCAATGCCAGCGTGGCAGCTATTGATAAAATGGCCAACACTGGTGCTGTGCGTGCTACTGAAGCTAGAACTATGTCCGGCATTGCCATGGAAGTTGAATTTCAATTGTTAGGAGCAAAGTTAGCAGAATTTGCTGATGCTCTTGAACTGGCAGAAGAACAGATGTGGCGTATCTGGGCACAGTATGAAGGTGGGGTTTGGGATGGTGAGATAGAATATCCTGGTGCATTCAACATACGTGACACAGCTAATGAATATAAGAATTTATACACAGCTAAACAAACAGCTACCACACCAGATGCTATAGCAGTGATTGAATATAATCTAAGACACTTAATGGACGATCCTAGATACAATATCAGCGATGAAGAATCATATGAACAGGAAGAATACCAAGAAAAAATTGATGATATAAACCGTATAGCCGCAGAAATCCGTGGACAACAGGTATCTAACACACCACCACAATTAGCTATGGAACATCCAACTACCACAGCAGAAGATAGACCTATGCACATACAAGAGATGATCATGCAGAGCTATACGGATGAACAGATATTGGCCATACACCCTGAAATCACACAGGCAGATATAGACTCAGCTAAACAACAATTATTAGAACAAGGATAAATCATGTGGCATCAACTATTAAAATTATTAAAAATTAAAAATTGTTTTATCTGTAAGAAAAAAATAAAATAAGCACTAGGAGCCGGACAATGAAACTTAAATCAGGAGGAATGAAAATGCCAGGAAGAGGAAAAGGTCGTGGAACAGGCAAGAAACCACCAAAGCGTTAATTGGTTGGAGTATTTCACCAGCATTCAAAAGGAATGTCCTTGGAGTCTAGCCGCTTACGTTAAAGGCGAGATTGATATTGTTCCTTGGGAAGGGTATGCTCTACCATTAGAAGGATATCAGGCAAGGATGTATACTATTGATGCTGAAGATCATGTGGTAGAAAGACTAGCACAGGCATTAGATCAAGGTGAATGTGAATGGCTCTATAGCTATCCAGGCTATGGTCCATTCGCAACACCTGTCAAGGTATTAATACAGCAGGACAGAGAAACATTAACAAGGCTAAGAAAAACGCATAAATAATACACTGTTATTGATACGGTCGTATCAATAAATATTATTTAACTACTCCCCGGAGGCATCGCAACATGAGCGAGCAAGAAATCATGGCAGGCAATTCCGTAGACACTGATACTACAAGCCAAACTTCACAAAATCAGGAACAAACAGCAATCGCAGCTAAGACATACACGCAAGAAGAATTTGACAATCACATTGCTGGACTTAAATCAAGTCTAACTAAGAAACTTCTAAAACCATATGAAGAACTTGGTGATGTCAATGAACTTCGCGCTCTCAAAGAAGCCGCCCAAAAGAAGGCACAAGAAGAAAGTCTAAAGAAAGGCGAATTTGAAAAGATCTTACAAAAGATGGCTGAAGATAAAAACGCAGAGATAGCTAAGAGAGACAGCGTTATTAGAGAATACAAGATTGAGACACCATTGGTCAATGCCGCAGCCAAATATCGTGCTGTAGCACCTGAACAGGTAAGGACATTATTAAAAAATAATATCAATCTCAATGCTGACGGTGAAGTTGAAGTATTAGACAATGCAGGACAAATCCGCTACAATGACAAGGGTGTTGCCCTAACTGTAGACGACTTAGTAGGAGAGTTTCTACAACAGAATCCACACTTTGTTCAGGCTAATCCAGCTACAAGTTCAACCAAATCAAGTATCACTAATAGTCAAAGTTCCTTAGATATCACAAAATTGGATATGAAAAATCCAGAACATCGCAAAGTCTATGCTGAATATCGTAAGACAGCAGGACTTGCTTAATATATTTTAAGGAGATTTAATCGTGGCAACAACAACAACCAGTTTGAATGATCTATTACCTAGTATCATTCAAGAAGCACTTTTCGTAGCTTCAGAACAAAGTATCATGCGTGGACTAGTAAAGAACTACACACTAGGCCCAGCACAAGGTAAGACAATCAATGTGCCAATTTACCCACAGGTAACAGCGGCAACATTGACAGAAGGCACAGCAATTGCAATTGGTAGCAGTGCATACAGCAATGTATCAACAAACACAGCAACACTAACAATTGGTGAAGTTGGTTTAGGCACACACATCAGTGACCTAGCACGTATCGCTTCAGCATCAAACGTTGTAGCTGATGTAGGTCGTTTATTTGGCGAAGCTATTGCAAGAAAAATTGATAAAGATTTAACAGCTCAATTTGCTAACTTTACTACAAACGTAGTAGGATCAGCAAACATTTTAGCTATTTCTGGTGCTATCACAGTATCTGATATTTTCAAAGCAGTGGCTAAACTAAGAAGCGCAGGCGTTCCAACAACTGACATGGCCTGTGTATTACATCCATCAGTTGCTTATGACTTAGTGGCTAATTTAACTAATACATACGCTAATCCAAATGCAGGCGACCTTCAAAACGAGGCTATGCGTATGGGCTATTTAGGACTTTTAGGCGGAATCCCTGTGTTTCAAACAAGTAACATTGAAAACAATGGCACAACAGGTGACTATGTTGGTGGTTTATTCCATCGTGATGCATTAGGCTTTGGCTTGATGAAAGACGTCAGCATTGAAGTAATGCGCAGTCCTTTAAT